ATGCTATACTGATAATAAGTAGGAGATAAAGAGAGAGAGTTACAACAAGGAGTGAAAAGAAAGTTAAATAAAGTTACAAAAAATAGTTGACAAAGTTGTAAAAGAGTGTATACTGATAATAAGAGATGACGAAAACAAGGAACTGATTGGCAGAGGATGATTTCGGACAGAGCGCATACTAATAAGGAAGTCGACAGCTTGAAAAGCAAAGAGATGCTGAAGGAAGGAAAGATTTTGTTTAGTAAAGGGTGCCCGACAGCCCCGCCCGAGCGGCAAGAATGTCGGGATGATTGACATGATGCCAAGGACGGCAAACCGAATCGGGACGGGTGGCGACTAAGACGCCGTAACGAGCTCTTCATTAGAGCTCCCCGCCAAGGAGATACTGAATCGCGGTGAACCGCAGATACGGCCGCCCAGGGCCAGCCCCAAATACATAAAGGGTGCGAAAGCTGGGATGAATTCCGGTGTACAACTGATCTTATAAGGATCAGGATAAGGTAAACGGCAGCGAAGTAGGTGGTAACTGAAAAGCAGTAAGACCGCGGGAGTGCGAACCTCTCAACCGGTACCAATTTACCAAAGCACAGACCCTAACTCTGTGGTACTCAAAGCCCCTTCACTGGGGTTTTTTATTGTCTAAAATTTAAGGAGGTATAATCATGGTAAGCGGTATACTGATATTGGTTGGTGCATCGTTCCTGCTTTTCATCTTGACGATAGTAGTAGCAGAAATTGATGAAGCAGAAGCTAAGAAGAAGAGATCAAAGAAGAGGAGGAAATAATCATGTTCCCATTAGTATTCATAATTGCAATATTGTTGCAATACGGTATGTATGTGCTATAATTAACTTATATTAGAGGAGAACAATCATGTTTAAATTTATAGAACAACTGAGAGAACAATGGGCTGAATACCAAAGAATTCAGACAGAACTCAAACGAGAGAGATGCCTAGAATACATGATATTCGGAAACAAACCACTTAAACCAAGACAGTTATCAATTGGTGAAGTGTACAAATATGAGTTTAAAAGATAATACGCGAAAGCGTATAGGAGGTTATAATCATGTTAAACAAATTACTAAATTCGTTCACCAACTTCGGACTAGCTGGAATTAGCAGTTTAGTCATAGCAGTAGGTGATTTAATTTGGCTGATGAAAGACGCATTTCAACTACCACACTTTGTGTATGGTATCATTAGTGTGTTCTTAATCACAGGTATCATAATTGCTTTGCTATCAATACTAAGACACGCAGAGCAACATGCCAAACGTGTAAAACACAAAAAACATATTTTATAAGGAGAACTTAATGGCACTACTGATAATAACTTTACTTGTGCTTAACTTCTTGGCTCTTATAGGTTGGTTGATATTATCTATAATCGACCTTAGAGCCTTGAAGAAAGAGAGAAAAGATTTACAAGAAATTATTTTAGAAATTAGGAGAACGCGATGAGTAAGAAGAAACTAGGTTGTAAGATTGTATTGTACTCTACGATAGTGGAAGCACTAGAGGTAGCGTTGTTGCTAGACGAGTCAGAGTACATTAAGAAACTTCATAAAGAAGCTATTATGCTTAAGACGGCTAGGAACCTATGGCTAGACCATATGACTAAGACTGGAGTGTATCAATGAAGGAATTCACGTACAGTCCAGTGTACGCACAGAAGTATAACAACGTTACAGACTTCAATGTGTACTTAGCTCGTAAATATAAGAGCGCGTTGTATGGATACTTAGAAGGAAAATGTGATAAGCCTATAGTGACAGATAAGATTCAATCTGCTATTATAGATAATGATGAAGTGTTTAATCAAATATAATTAACAACAACAATAGGAGAAGTAAAATGTCACACGGTCAAAAGAGAACAAAGAAGTCGAAAGTAGTTGAATTAGAAGAAAGTTTAGGGTATACTACTACGTATGGGTGTGATCCTTTAGAGAAGGGATGCACTTGGGCAATGCCTAAGTACAGACCAGCTTTTAAAGAGATTAGCTCAGAACATCTCCAAGAAAGAACTTGGTTACGTCCATTTAAAATAGGAGTGTAATAAATGCATATGTTATTAGGTATATTAACGCTGTTCTTTGTGTTGTTCTTCTCTAGCCTAGTGCTAATGGTATTAGGAGTAGGTCCGATACTATCGATACTACTACTGACAGTATTAGCCACGGGTATGATGTTCCTACTAGATAAGTGGGGATATTAATGAACCCAGAAGATAACGTACCTGACTGTCCATGTGATGAGTTATGGGAATTAAAGAGATATGAGGATAAGCACGGATAAGGTGAAAATATGGCTAAGAGAGAAAATGATAGACAAACATTACCTGAAGAACCATTCGTAGTATACACGATAATTCTGGCAGAAGCAGCTTATAAGATGGCTGAAGTATGGAATACACTGCGAGAGTTTAATGAAGACGAAGGACGGGTTCTTCAGGAAAGGGAGGTAGTTCATTTACGATCTATCTCCTACCTGCTAAAAGAATCACACGAGACACTACAAGAGCTTGCTTCTAAATATAATAAGAAACATGCTAAGGATATAACAAAGGGTAACGTCGTTTCTGTAGACTTCGGTAGTCTATCAGATCACGATAAAACCCCAAAGAAAATAAAGTGAGAGTATTATGTATAAAAAGTTAGCATTCATTGTAGCAGCACCAGCTTTAACACTATGCTTATTATTTGGAGTCTTTCCTTCCATACTAGAAGCTGTTAAAGACAAACACAAAGTAGAGTTATTTCTAACATCTACTGTAACAGATAAAAGCGTTACTCCATTACTATATAAGTTCCACACAGCTAAAGAATATGAACGTATAACGTTGTATATTAACTCACCAGGTGGGTATGTTGATGCTGGACTAGAACTGACCACAGCGATGTGTCATTCTAAAGCGAAAGAGATAGAAACTGTGGTAATAGGAGAAGCATCTAGTATGGCTGGTATCATAGCTCTTAACGCCGATAAGACAGTAATGAAACCAGGTACTTTCTTAATGGTACACCTAGGTTCTATAGGAGACAATATTCTATCCTTAGATGATTTAAAAGGAGAGAATGGGAAGTACGTCGGATTAATAAGTAAACTATTACAGGTGAAGTATAATAAGTATTTAACAGTCTCAGATTGGGAGAAGGTTAATACCGGACGTCTAGCATGGATTACAGATGAGACATTTAATAAGGTATATAAAGAAGGAGCATCTACTAGATGTACTGGAGTGGATATTGCTGCTGAGATTCAAAAAACTAATCACGATAGGACATAATCTATGACACACTGTATTATATGTAATAAGCTTCTACATAAAGAAACGCCTTATAACGAAGACTGTTGTGAAGAGTGCAAGGATATCATAGAGATTACTAAATACGAAATTGATGAAGTAATATTTCAGAGGAGTAAGTAATGAGTTCAAAATTTATCGAGCATACGAATTGTGAAGCCTGCGGGTCTAGTGACGCAAACGCGATATACGAAGATGACAGTTCCCACTGTTTCTCTTGTGGTAAGCATGTTTTCCCGGATGCCGGTAAATTCGTGAAAGTAGATAAGCCAGAAGATTTAGAGAAACATCAAGGCTGCTTTACATTTCTGCCTTTACAGAAGAGACGAATATCTCAGGAGACTTGTAAGTTTTATGACTATAGACAAGGATATCACAAAGGAACTTTTGTACATGCAGCAACTCATTATGATAGAAATAAGAAAGCTTGTGCTATTAAACTGAGATACCCTGATAAGTCATTTCCATGGCTTGGAGAAGAAAATAAGGCAACGCTGTATGGACAGCAATTGTTTGAACCGCATGCGAATCTTTCAGTTATAATTACTGAAGGACACATAGACTGTTTATCGATTGCAGAAATACAAGGATGTAAGTGGCCCGTAGTTTCTTTAAAAGGTGGAGCACAATCTGCTAAGAAAGAATTACAAGCTCAGTTTGAATGGCTGAACGGATTCAAAGAAATAAGACTTTGCTTTGATAACGATGAGGCAGGAAAGAAAGCGGTTGAAGATTGTTTAAGTATACCGTTCGCTCCAGGGAAGTTAAAAGTTATAAATCTTCCGTTGAAAGACGCAAGCGATATGTTACAACAAGGTCGGATAAAGGACCTTCAGAATTGCTTGTTCAACGCTAGAGTATATAGACCAGATTCTATAATTAACAGCAAGGATATTACGGAAGAGATGATAATGGCTAAGCCGCCTAAAGGATTAAGCTTGCCTTACACTGAGTTAAACAATATGCTGAGAGGAACATTCCCAGCAAGACTAACTGTAGTAACGGCTGGTTGGGGGTTTGGTAAGAGTACATTGCTGAAAGAGATAGCGTATCACCTTGTAATGGAACACAAGCAAAAGGTAGGTTGTATTTTCTTAGAAGAGAACAAACAGGAGACTTTGTTGAGTTTCATAGGAATGCATGAGAATACACCTGTTGTTAATCTGTTAGAGGATGACGAACTTCGACGTAAGGCATTCTTGAATGCACGTTCTGCTATATTTGATGACGGATTATTAGAGATATATGAGCATGGTGGAGAGAAGAGGTCAGATACTCTGTTAGATAGAGTAGAGTACATGGCAGCAGCGTTAGGATGTCAATGGATTATATTTGACCACCTAACTTACATAGTAAGTGGAATACAAGGAGGGAATGAAGGAGACAGAAAAGTACTTGACCTATTGCTAAATAGGTTAGATTCGATTAAACTACGAACAGGATGCTCTATATTTACAGCTTGTCAGTTACGAAAGACAAGCGATTCGAAGGGAGCTAATAACGGAGCAGAGGTGCAACTACAAGGACTTAAAGGAAGTGGTGAGATTGCAGGTATTGCTGACGTATGTCTAGCATTAGAAGGAGACCAACAATCAATAGATAACGGAAATGAAAGACGGATACGAGTACTGAAGAACAGACCGACAGGAAAGGTTGGAATGGCGGATACATTAGAATATAACGAACACACAGGGAGATTAACTGAGAAGTTCACAGCTTTTAATACTGGAACGATAGAAGATAATCTTTCATTATAAAATAGGAGTGTATTATGAGCAATTATGGTGTAGACGTAGAGTTCGAGTGTTTAAGATTTCACGATATAGGTGAATGGGAACGTTTAGAGGTTGTATACTTAATAGAGGAGGAGACATTATGAAACTGTCGACTAAAGGACAGCTAAGAAGACTAAAGCGTTTGACTCGTATACCTAGCGATGTATCTGATGTAGATAAAACGTATGCGGTTCCTGCGTATATGTCAATCCTTTACTATAGGTATGGGGATAAGAAGTGTAGAAACGTAGTAAGAAAGGCTGCCAAAGCATTAGCAAAGATTTACGGAAATACTGAAGAAGATAAGAAGCGTTTCAGTGAAGATTTTAGAAATTTTGTTAAGCGTGTTCAGTCGTAACGATCTTAGGAGTACAACAAAGATGAAGTCATATATATTCGACATCGAAGCGGACAGTTTATTAGATAGCGTGACAAAGATTCACTGTATCGCAATGATCGATATAGAATCACGTGACAAGGAACCAGTATTGTATGTTGGAAAGGACGAGGTTGAGGAAGCTGTTGGATTACTCAACAAAGCTGACTTAATTGTAGGACACAACATATGCGGGTACGACATACAAGTAATTGAGAAGGTAACAGGTGTAAGACTCAAGAACAAAATGTTTGACACGTTGACTATTGCTCAGTTAATATGTCCTGATGTTAAGAAGGTATTTTATAAAGACCCTGAGACAGGTGAAGTTATAACAGGTAAAGGACAGAACCTTAAGGCTTGGGGTATACGTTTAAAGTGTTACAAGAAGCAGTACGACCTAGGATTTGATGAATACTCAGAGGAGATGGGTACATACTGTATGCAAGACACGAAAGTAACGTACGAGCTTTATAAATATTTACTGTCAAAGAAATGGCCACAATCATCTATAGAATTTGAGATGAGCGTAGCTAGAATAATTGCAGATATAGGTAACTATGGTATATACTTTGACGTAGAGGAAGGACAGAAACTCTATGCAGAACTTTTGGAGAAGTATAAAATTATTGCTGACGAAGCTAGGCTTATATTTCCTCCTTGGTTTAAGTTTACTAAGATGTTTACTTACAAGAAGACTAATGCTGAAGTTTGTAAGATAGAGTTAACTGAGTTTAATCCTAACTCACGTACACATATCATAGACAGGCTACAGAACAAGTATAACTGGAAACCTACAAAGTTTACGGAGAAAGGAGCTCCTATAATGGATACTAAAGTTTTAGCTTCTATGGATTACCCAGAGGCAAAGAAACTTAGTGAGTTGTTTATGCTGAATAAGCGTATAAGCCAGTTAGCCACAGGTAAAGAGGCATGGTTACTACATATAAAGGAAGACGGAAGGATACATGGAAGGATAAACCAAAACGGAGCAAGAACAGGAAGATGTACGCACCAGAAGCCTAATCTGTCGCAGGTTCCTAAAGCAGGTAAAGAGTATGGAGAAGAGTGTAGGAAATTATTTAGAGCTGCGCCAGGAAAGATACTAATCGGATGTGACTTTACAGGTCTAGAGTTTGCTGTACTAGCTGGATACATGGTTAAGTACGATAGGGGCCGGTTAAGAAACATCGTAATGAATGGAGACAAGGATAAAGGAACAGATATACATACGATAAACGCAAAGGCAATGGGAGTAGATAGAACAACAGCAAAGACGCTTCTATATGCTATGATGTATGGAGGAGGTGCTGAGAAGGCAGGGTCTATCATAAACTCAGGAATGTCTGAGCTACAGAAGAAGGAAGTAGGCAGGGAGATAAGAGATCGTTTACTTGACAGTATGGATGGAATCAAAGACTTTATAGCTGATATACAGAAAGCTTATAGACAACGAGCGAAGCAGCAGAAGTCGGATAAAGGATTCACAGAGTACGTAAACGGTTGGTTGAAAGGATTAGATGGAAGGCCTATATATTGTGATTATGAATATATGGCTTTAAACACAGTACTGCAATCAGCAGGTGCTCTAATAAGTAAGAGAGGGTTGGTAGAATTGACGGAGTTGTTAGAGAAGGAAGGATTGATACAAAATAAACATTACGGGATTGTTATATATAGTCACGATGAATGGGATATTGAGTGTGATCCAAAAGATAAGGAAATAATTAAACAGAAGTCTCTTGAGGCTTGCGTGAGAGCTGGGGAATATTTTAAGTTCCCTTGTAAGATGAGCGGTGAAGTGCAAGAAGGCGACAATTGGAACGACATACATTAACATTAATAACTATAGGAGGTAAAAGATGTCTAAGGTACTAAAAGGTGTTTCAGGCGAATTTAAACAACCAGAACCGGGTTCATATCCAGTAGCTATCGTAGTGACTGCTGATATTGGAACACAGCCTGAAGATGTAATCAAAGCCGGTGTACATGCAGGTAAGATTGTTAAAGGCGGTCCTAAATTGATGTTCAACTTAGAACTACTTACAGGAGAAGATAAGCCTTTTACTCTTATCAAAGAAATGACTATTACGTTTGGCGAACGATCCGCATTAACCGAGTTTGCGAAAGCATTCCTAGGTTTAAGTGCTAAAGAGTTTGCAAAGTTAAGTGATACGAAGGGAGTCAGTTTAAGCGAGTTCCTAGGAAAGAAAGCACTGGCTTCTGTAGAACGAACAGAATCAGGAAAGACTAAGCTTAAGGGCGTAATGCCTCTTCCTAGAGGAATGGTTGTGCCGGAGCCTAAGTCAGAATTACTGGATTTTGATATTGACGATGTGAGCGATGATGTATTCTCTAAATTGCCTAAACTGGTTCAGGATAAAATTCTGCAATCGGCGGAACGAAAAGAATCGTCTTCATCAGATTCATTTGATGGGGATTCAAGTGCTCTAGACCTATAAGGAGAACGTTATGTTACTACACGTAGAAACGGATGAGTTAGATTCTTCAATAACCGTAACGGACACGGGAGTACATATTGTAGTGCTTACAGATACGAAGGTGTTATACAAACTTCAAATAACACCAGAAACACTTAAGGAGTTGCTGTTAGAAGTAGCGGAACTAAAAGATAGGAGTAGGTAAGATGCAACTATTGATAGATGGAGATATACTGATACATCAATCCATCTCGTCTAGTTCTACTTGGAAAGTACGGTCGCCAGGGAAGGCGGCACGCTACTTTAAGTCTAAGAAGAGTGCAGCTGGTGCTGAAGGAGAACTAAAGCGAATTGAGACGGCTCCTAGGCTTATGACGGTTAAAAGCCAGCTAGACGATATGATGCACGAGATACTAAGGGATGTTCCTGCTAAATTTAAGGAAGAGTATCCAAATATTGCAGTAGGTGAGGTGTTATATACGTTGTATTTAAAAGGCGATGGTAAGAACTATAGAAGGAAACATTGCAAGACTGTGGCATATAAAGCACACCGTCCTGAGAAGCCTGCTAATTATGACGAAGCTAGAAAATATTTAGGAGATAAGTACTTTGCTGTGTATGCTAACGGACAAGAGACTGATGATCTTATAGGTATAGTACAGACTAAACTTACGAATGAGAGTAGCTATCCTTCAATCATTGTATCTAAGGACAAAGACTTTCTAACGATACCTGGGTTTATATATAACTCATATCATAAAACATTAGTAAGAGTAAGTCCTGTTGAAGCGGATAGAAACTTTTATACTCAGATATTAACTGGAGATAGAGCAGATAATATTAAAGGACTTGACGGAGTTGGTCCTGTGAAAGCGAAAGCTATTCTAAAGGAAGCACGTAACTCTAAAGAGATGTTGCTTTGCGTCTTAGGAGCCTTTGAAAGCAGAGGACATAGTTCCTCCAAAGCAGCTGAGTTAGTAGATGAGTTAGGCAAGTTGTTGTATATACGACGACGTGAAAACGAGATATGGTCAGTTAAGGAAGTATTGAGATGAGAAAAACGTATACAAAAACTACGGCAGGGTTAAAACATGGATATAGATCAGGGCTAGAAGACAGAGTAGCAGAGCAAATAAAGTCTAAAGGAATGGATGTAAAGTACGAGCAATTTAAGATAAGGTATACTAAGCCTGTGACTAGTCATGTATATAGTCCGGACTTCGAGTTGACAATTAACGGGAAGCAAGTTATCATAGAGACTAAAGGTAGGTTTACTGTAGAGGATAGGAAGAAACACCTATACGTCAAAGAGCAGTACCCTGACTTAGACATTAGGTTTGTATTTACTAATAGTAATGCTAAGATAACGAAGACGTCAAAGACATCATATGGAGATTGGTGCGAGAAGAACGGGTTTGTATATGCCGATAAACTAATACCAGATGAATGGTTCAACGGAGAATAAAATGAAGGTATATAAAAACCAGCATTTAGAAGGAACAGTTATTCTAACAAGGAAGTTAGACGGCGTGCAAGCTATATGGGGATTAGATAATCAAGCAAGGTCCAGGAATGACAAGCCATTATATAACCTACCTCAACTGGAGGAAGGAATTAAGGCTGAGATATTCTTAGGTAGTTTTAAATCTAGTATCAGTGCAGTTAAGACACATGGAGGTGTCCTAATTGATAAGGAACATATATACACTTTGTTCCCTGTAATAGATGAAAGACTATTTATAACGGAGATTATTAATCCACATCCTGAAACAATAGAAATGCACTTTAATGATGTTTTGGATAATGGTGATGAAGGATTAGTTCTTCATTTTAAGGATGGGAGAGAGCCTCTGAAGGTTAAGAAGAAGGATGATGCGTCTGTTAGAGTTACGGATATAATAGAGGGCACAGGGCGCAATAAAGGCCGTTTAGGAGCATTAATGACGGATAAGGGTAAGGTAGGTACAGGGTTCACAGATCACGACAGAGAGGCACTATATACCCCTAATATAATAGGTATGTATATAGATGTTTCCTTTATGGAAATAACTGCCGACGGGAAGATGAGACATCCCAGGTTTATAAAGATAAGACCTGACATATCCTGATAAGTGTCCTTATAGTATCTGTTAAGTGAATATAGAACGTTTAATGAACATTATAGGAGTAGTTACATGAATAGAGAACGTGTGGGACGAACTCACATCGTGATACCTGACTGCCAAGTGGCACCCGACAGAGACATATCATTTCTGAGCGATGTCGGGAAGTATATACTTGACGTGAAGCCAGAAGTAGTGGTTTGTATAGGAGACTTCTGGGATTTCCCATCGCTTAACTCGCATGTAGGTAAGGGAAGTAAGGAACTAGAAGGAAAGCGTATTAAGCAGGATATTGCGTACGGAGTTAAGGCAATGAAGTTGTTACTTGCTCCGATAATAGAATATAATAAGCATGCAAAGGAAGCACATAGAACTAGGTATAAACCTAGAATGATATTTACTATAGGAAACCACGAACAACGTATGAATCGTCTTATAAACGAATGTCCTCAACTAGAGGGAATGTTTAGTCTTGATGATTTAAAATTAGAAGAGATGGGATGGGAAGTTCATGACTTCCTAGAAATAGCTGAAGTTGACGGGATTTGCTACACGCACTATGTAGCGAATGCTAATAGTCCTAGACCATTGACGACTGCTAAAGCTATTGTAAATGCTATACATAAGCCTACGATAGTCGGACATGCTCAGATATTGGATTATCACTACCAGCCAAGTAGGCAAAGAGGGGGTACTCCATTACAAGGAATTATATGTGGTGCTTGTTATACCTCTGAGGAACCTTATCGAGGAAGTCAGAACCAAGAGTTCTTCCGAGGCGTTATTAGGTTGTCAGGAGTAGAGGATGGTTTGTTCTACCCTATGTTTGTAGGATTACCTTTCTTGAAGAAAAGATACGGAAGTTCTGGTAAAAAGAAATAGATGTGCTATAATATAGGTAACATTAAACATTATAGGAGTAAACATCATGAACAAGCATCTAGAAGGCGTTTCGACTATTAAAGCTATAAATAGCCTTATTGGAGCTAGGGTAGTAAGGAAAGAAGATGGTTCTATAGGAACAATCGAAAATATACTATCTACCGTAGTGGACCACGTTACAGGAGATACTGCAACTAGAGTATATATTGTTCTGGATGATTTAGGAGACGGTTTTAAATTATGGCCTGTCTCCTCTCTTATGAAGGACTTCTGGAGCGAATACAGATTAGCCACAGATGCAGAACATACAGAAAGTTGGTTGTATTCTGTATCGTCTCGATGGGAAGACGGTCACTGGGAGGCCGTCTGCTATAAACATTTAAATGGGGAGGTATAGATGACTAGAATAACTAGTATGTGGGGTTGGAATAATCCACTTGATGCTGAAACAATAAAGCGTATACAGGAGGAGATGGATGGTCTAAATGTGTCAGAAACGTCTCCTTCGTCTGATCAAACAATTTCGACAGGATCGAAGGGAACTAAGTTTGACACTGATAAGCTTCGACTTGATCTGATCCCTGCGGAGGGAGAAGAAGGATTAGGTGAAGCCTTTACATACGGAGTAACGAAGTATGGAGATAATAACTGGAGAGAAGGCCTTCAGTACAGTCGTCTTATAGGAGCGATAGCACGTCATCTTAGGGCATTTAAGGAAGGCGAAGATAGAGACAAGGAATCAGGACTATATCATGTTGATAGCATTGCAGCTACAGCTATGATGCTTAGTACGTTTCTACGTGAGAATAGGACTGATCTAGACAATAGATATAAGAAGAAATAAATTGTATTATTTACAGAGTATGCTATAATAACAGTATAGGAGATTAAATCATGAACATTCAAAAAGTTGTTATAGTGTACTCACTTGTTAATAGCTCATGGATTACACATAAGCTGATTAAGAAGATACAAGATTCAGGTAAAGAAGCTGTATTAGTAGATAATACTAATGTCCAAACCACTGAAGACTATCTGAGACGAATACACAGTGCCGTAGGATCAGATATAGTAGACCTAATAGGTATTTGTCAGGGTGGGCACTACGCATTATTATATGCATCTAAACACCCTGATAGCGTTCGTAAGATACATTTAATGTCTACACCTGTTAGAGGTATGGAACCTATGAACCTCATGGTTGATATGCATAAGCTATGGCTTAAGATACATTTCAATCCAAGTAAGTTCTGGAAGATGGCAGATGAAACAGACTTTGATAGATGGTTAGATAGCTATCAAACGATTAAGAAAGCAGTATGGAATGACTGGGCAGAATCCACAAGAGACGGACTATTAGGGAGAATAATAGCTAAGAATAGAAGGAAGATTAGGAGCTATGTTGGTATGTTAGATGACGTTGTTACGCCTGACCAACAATATACGCATAAAGCTTACATATACCAGAAGGGCGGACACATTGCTCCGTTCTATAGTTCTGAGTATATGAAAGATTTAATTAAAGAAATAGGAGAGTAATATGGCACTTACAATATTTATGAGTCTGTTAGCACTAGCGGCCTCCTTCATCACAATAGCGTGTGCCATATCACTGATGGAATTACTAAGACGTAAGTTGTGATTACTTACGCTTCCTAGCAAGTAACTCTACCAAACTGTCTAGTTTGTCTTCAATACGAACTAAACTTTCCTCGACCCGCTCTATGCGGGTTTTTGTTGCCTCGTTATTAGCGTCGACAACTGCTAATTTATCTGCAATCAGGGATCGCACGTTTTGTTCTGTTATCATGGTATCTACCTTAGAACTGATACTTTTAATGTATGCACCGATACCGGCAACGATTATAGATAAAATAAATATGAATATGGGCGTATTTAAAATGTCCATTATTCAAGAACCTCCAATACCAATAAGGTACAGCTGCTAACACCTCCGAATGCTCTAGAGGTAGAGAATCCTTGAGAGTTTCTATGAACGTTAACGGAACCACTACCAGAAGCATATCGATTGCTAATAGTTATCTCTCCGGTGGTCGAAGGTGATAATACTGTTGTTAAATGATTCCCACATCCTCTAGTGTTAGCATAGTTATAAGCCATTGTTTGTATAGATTCTGATCCTCCAGACAACAAAGAAATAGCAGTAGTACAAGGAGCGTTACTACTATTCAAATTAAGCCTACTAATACACAAGAACCTAGATGCATTACTAACAGGTGTAATAGTGACAGAGTTTATAACTGTGTAATAACTGCTTATAGGACTGCTAATGGAGTTCACAGCAGACGACCACAGAGCTCCTGCTCCAGTGGAAGTCACTATATTACTACCCTGTGTTAAGCAGAGATTTACATAATCCCAAGACAAGGTATAAGACCCGTTTGTCGTTAAAACCTTATTGGACGCTCCATCCGTATAAGGAAGCGAGAAACTATTAAATTTTATTACACTTGAACTTCCTTGCGGCCTCAAAGTAAGTCCTATGTTAGTATCACTTCCAGAAGATTCCAGTTCTACATCATTCCCAGTAGCAGAAGGAGTAATCGTTATTCCGTTAACTGCTGATGCCGTAGTAGTAATACGAAAGGCCTGTACACCGTTGGAATCAAGAATCCAAGGAGTTTTAAATGCGGTAGTAGCAGTAAGAGTTACAGCACTTAAACTTCGAAGTCCTAGAAAGTCTTTATTTGAGTCCACTAGCATCGTAGTCCCTTCCTCCGCCACTCCCTCAGCAATACCAACAATTGACATACCGTTCAATTGAGTTACCGTAGCAGTCAACGTAGACCAGTCAACAGGGTTTATCCTGTAGTAGTCGTTTAAAGGAGACCCTACGATATTTCCGTCTTGATCTTTTACAAGTACTCTATAAGCACCATTAACCCAGATACTGCCTGACGTAGCAGGCACTCCGTAGGCATTTAATGTAACAGGGTTCTCTAGCTGAGTACCCTCTCCTTGGTTAGTGTAGACTGCTTTCAGCTTAGTAGAGAATGATTCATAGAATGTAACTGTACCTGAGGATAAGACATCTCCGTTATTATCAAAAAACCTTAATTGTGGAAATAATACTGCCATTATACAGCAACCTCGAGTATTGTTAAAGTTGTGCTACATTTACCGTTATATAAAGCACCTCCTGCTATTGTTCCATTAACGTATACAGTACCAGCAGCACTTGGACCGCATCGTACCTTGAATGTGGTCGCGCTAGTAGTTCCAGAAGTCATAGTATGTAACATATGAACAGAGTTTCCATCAGACGTTGCGGCCAATGCATCTGCTGTAGAATCTTGGAACAGAGCAACGTTAACGTTTCTGGATGTAGAGTTTGATCCTGCGGTAACATCTACGAATATCAGTAATTTTGACGTAGCCGATGTGGGAGTAACTGTTAAAGACAGAATTTGATCTCCTTCGGTGTTCTGTGGTATTGTATCATCGTATGGTATTACAGTTGTTATTGTAGTTAACGCTGTGAGTGAAGTCTGTCCTAAGTATTTTAATCCTACAGCAGGACCGAAGGACAATACTCCAGCTCCGTCCGTCTTTAATACGTCTCCACTTGTTCCATCCGTCGTAGGAAAGCTGAAGCTGTTTAGCTTGATCTTACCAGAGCCCTTACTACTTAACTGTAAGTTAATGTTAGTATCTGATCCAGTAGCAGCCAGCGACACGGCATTGCCTGTAGCACTAGGGGTTAATGTTATGCCGTTTACTTGAGAAGCTGTAGTAGCTATGGTAACAGCACTAACGCCATTAGCATCTTTGATTAACGGAGTTGTGATCGATGTAGAAGCTGTTAGTGTAGAAGCTGATAGGTTTCGAAAGGTAGCTATATCTTTATTTGAATCCACTACAACAGTTTTAGAAGCTGCTACAGTACCTGGTGTACCTGCTGCAGAGGCATACCCGTTAAGGTCCGCGATAGAAGCAGTTAGACCTGTCCAGTCAACTGGGTTATATCCGTTCACTGTATCTAAGTCATGATAGGTTGTAGCTCCATCTGAGCTTTTAACGACAATGTGGTAAGAGCCAGATAACCAAATACCAGACGTACGTCCTGCAGAGTCTAACACTACAGGGTTAGCTAATGCTACCGAAGCGGCTTGTGTTGTGTATGCCGTCTTAGGAGTTGTTCCTCCGGCAGCATAAGTATATACTTTACCTCCTGCTAAAGGAGCTCCTGTATTGTCAAAGAATTGTGTTATAGGAAATAATACTGCCATAGTTGCTTTCTCGTGAAAATGTGTTATACTATAAGTAAGTAAATAAGATTAGGAGTAACTAAAATGTACGCAGACACAGAAGACAAATTACTCAGCGGATGTTTAGCAGAGGCTATCAACGAAGAGAAAATTACCGACTGGTCTAAATATGGCCCAGTTACTTCTACAGAGGTTACTAAGGAAGACGAAGGTCTATCACCAATGTTGATAATTATATTAATACTGATATTCGGAGCTCTATTAGAACCAAAGTCTCTTATATTTGGGTATGTAATAGCTTCGTTAATTAACTAACCTTAAGGAGGTAAAACATGAAAAAATATTTATTGAGTGTTGTAATAACACTAGCCTTAACGGGAGCAGCTTTTGCTGATCCGCCAGATTTTATACCACCAGGACATCAGTATGGTGATGTAGGATCAGTATCGACCACATCGTCAGTGAGTACTAGCGGAAGTAGTTCAACAGCTACCACTACAACCTCTACTGGAAGTTCTGCTTATAATGGTGGTAATACTGTATCTACATTTAACATGCCACCTAAGCCACCAGCTACCTTCTTCACTGACGGTAACATATCGGTAGGTTCAACAGGTAGTGGTACGAGTTTCTTCGTTACCGTACCTAAGAAGACATACATCGCACCGGGTGTTAGAGATGTAGACGGTCAAGTATTTGTTGATGGTCTCAATAGATCATGTGACAATGCCCAACGTGGTGGTCTTAAACCATGTTTCGTAATTGGAGGCTAGGATGAACTATGTTCCTATAATACTATTAGTTGCTTTCGTCTGGTCAATCCTGACCGGACAGTACCTAATAGCAATGTTCACCCTAGGCTCGGCGATATTATTACTCCGTCGCTGATCCTCCAGCCAATGCGGCCGCAAAGCGGGATGGAAGACCCCTTTCATTCTTGATGCTGATAGACATTAGACGATCAGCGATCTTTGCGGCCATAGCAGGGTTCTTACCATTCTGAGCTAATGTAGAAGCAGTCTTTAATAAAGCCTGTGCTTCTGGATTACTTATCAACTTACCAGCTTGATATAAGAACAAAGCCTTACTCGTTGCTGCAGTGGTCGCTAACCCAGCAGGTCCTCCTAACGCAAAGCTTCCTCCAAATAACCCCATCTGCATTAAACTACCAGAAGCAGCTCCTGAACCTATCTTTCCTGAAGTAACTTTAGCTGATAATATATCAGCATAGGTAGCCAAGCTGTCTGCTACATCTCCGTAAGCCTGTCCGTTCTGAGTTACCTCCCTACGCAAGCCTTTAGCAAATTTCGCTAGGTCTAATCCGTGATCTCCTATAGAAGCATTCTTAATAGCATTAACGGTTGAGGCAATTGCCTGTTCCTTAATGTTGGGGTCTATCTTACCTAAGGCATTCATTGCTGACGGAGTGTCCAGGACCTTATTAGCAAACTTATTAACAAACACATCTTGTGTATATTTGTCTGCCATCTTCTTATCAAGCTGTAGCTTAGAAATAGGAGAATAAATATCTCTATAGTACTGGGTAGCAGCTCCATGTAGAGCTTGTAATTGCTCATCAGGTATCGATCTTATAATATCTTTCTCTAAGGCCTGTTTAACCTCCAGGATAGCTTTACTCTTTACTAGGTCACCTGCCTTACTGGCGGTAAACGCCTCATCACCTAACCCGCTTATAAGCTCTTGTGCTTTAGCAAACGGTATGGCTGAGTTATTACCTAGAGCTTTCTTAGCAGCAGCAAGAGCAGCTGTAGTTCCCTCAGTAGCACCACTTTGAACCTGTACATTTAAATCATTAACCAGATTCTCTACGTTAGACCTTTGTACAGTGGCTTTAATACCAGCAGCGTACTCATCTCTGGCTTTATATAAGGCATTAGCAGCTGTCTTAGCTTTAGCTTGGGCAGCCTCGACTGAACTTAGGAAAGAACCAGGAGTGACTTTAGTAACATCATCTCCGCTCTTGCTAACAGCAGCGTTCATAACTTTATTTACAACATCGTCAGTATTAGAAGCCCATAGACCTGATCCTTTAATAACAGGCTCTAGAGTTTTAGCTAGCAATTTACTACCGACACCTAATGCTCCTACTACTGCAGCACCGGTCCCAGCACCTTTAGCTATATCCTTTAGAGGTGTCTCTGAGTCAGATGTTGCTAATGCAGCAGCGCCACCTCCTACGGCACCAGCAGCTAGGCCTCCTAGTAGCCCTGTAGAAGCAGGCGTAGCAGCGATACCGGCCGTAAGATCAGCTCCGTATTTACCCACTCGTCCTAAAATAGGACTGCTCTGAATAGATTCTTCTACTACAGCATCAGACGAAGCTTGTCCAGCAGCTCCTAAATCTTCAAGTGTTTTACTACCTACTATCTTACCTATATTCTTAACGGCACCTCCTGCTAAGGAACCAACTTCATGTCCGGCTGCTAGGTATGCATCTCTAATTCCTTGTATTGTACTTAATAGCGCACTACCTTTCTCTACTATGTGCTCTTCAGGTGATTTCTGAACACCTTGATTTAATTTAGCAGCATGTTCATCAGGGTCTATACCAATCGCAATAAGCTCTTCCCTTGTAGGAGGAGCATTCATTAGGTCATCCTGAGGCATAGAAGCCTGTTGAACAGGTTGTGCTTGAGGTATAGGCTGAGGAGCGGGTTGTTGTAGTCTACGCTTATACTCTTCAGGGTCCACTCCAATCGCTAATAATTCTTCAGGTGTAGGTGGAGCATTCATATCTATCATATTAATTGTCCTATTGGTTGCCTAAGTCTCTTAAAGCTTTAACAATTTCTATACCGCGTCTGCCTACTTGCTTATACCACAATGATTTAGTAAGATGGTCAGCAGCGTCTGCATACCTGTGTTCCTTCATGGCTCTTAGTGTATTATGGAACTTCATAAGTTTTCTTATACCCAAGTTGAAAGTAAGGTTGCGCATTATCTCTTGCGCGACTGGGTCTAAATCTTTCCAGAATGATAGATTGCGATCTAAGTCTTTAACGACTATAGCTAAATCTTTCTCAAATAGAGCATCAGCTTCCTTAACTGTAATAGCTTGACCCATCTTAAATTTCTCATTAGGAAGTATTAAGTGCCCGTAACCTATGGTAAGATACCCCAACGAATCCTTGTAGGGGTATAGTCTGAGGCCTTCATATTCTCTTATCGTACGTAACATTTATATTATCCTCTTACTGCTCCGCCACCGCCTACTGGTGCTCCTGCCCCTCTCATCTCCTGAATCTTCTTCCATTGCTCGTCCGTAAGACCGTGTGGTGTTGGTTGGTTCTTCTCAGAAACAGTTTGCTCAATGTATGTCTGAGCTCCGTTAGGATATTGTTTCTGCCATTCAGTATTAAATCCTTTACTTGTTCCATTCGATTGAATGTAGTTCTGCATCGCAGTCGATCTTTGAGTAACATAGTCTGTAAACTTACCTAAGTTCTCGATAGCAGCTGCCCTAGACTCTCTTGTATCTTCGAGCTTAGGCGTCATAGCTTTTAACAGGTTAACGTCATTGTCCGACATAGCACCAGTCATCTTATATAAAGATTTTAACTGTAACGCTAAGGCATTACTAGCCTGTTCTATCTGTTTGTTTGCTACTACGGTGTCTGTGTTAACACCTAAAGAACCGAGAGCCTTGTTACCTATACTGCTTAAAGTTCCTTCAGAACCAGCCATGTTAGCTTCTTTAATATTATTAAGATTAGACCTAATAGAAGCAGCAACGTCGATTGCATCGTTAGCATCTTTATACATAGAAGCATCTGTTCCAGCTAGTTTCTCAGCTAACTTAGAATTACCACCTCTAGATATGGATAAAGCCTCTGCTCTAGCCTTCTCAGCTTCTGCTTGGGTTTTACCAACCATAGCTTCCCGCATTGGTGCTCCTGCTGCAGTCTTCATCATTTCAGCATTAGCCTGAGCTTGAGCTTCGCCTAAACGTCCTTGAGCTTGTATTCGGGAGGCGTCTAATTGACCTTGAGCTCCTTCTCTAGCAGCTCCGACCTGTCCTTGAGCATTTAGACTAGCAACACCTAATTTAGTTTGAGCCTCGAGCTCTGCAATGTGCTTAACTAGTTCCCTACCGCCTTGATCCCATGGCGGAGCTTCGTTAAAATTAACAACTCCTTTACCCATTAATACTCCAATACCTCGCTCGTATGCGAGATGTTGTTGATCTGGTGGAAGATTCATTATGCTCTTAGACATGCCTGTCATCATTTGAGCTTGAATCTGGTCAGGAGTTTTCTCGTTAAAATCAAAACCTTTAGATGCTCTTACTTGAGCAGCTTGATTACTTATCTGATCTGGAGTCATTAGCTGTTGTCCATTAGCATCTCTCAGCATAGGACCTAGCTTTCCGCTTAATCCTGCATCAGCAGTAGGAGCATACAAAGCACCGCCTGACATAACACCAGCCTCGAACTGAGGAACAGGAACTTTACGTTCTTTCTCCATAAGATTAAAGGCAGCCATAAGAGCACCTGGACTAGCGTTTTGTAGTTGATTAGCTAGCATCAATACTCTGTCAGTTTCTCCTGCTCCGCCATCTCCCCCATAGCTTATTCCATCAACGAAGCCACTATTAATCTGACCACCGTTTACTCCAGCACGTGTTTCTGCGTTAGTCCGTGCTTGCCATTGATCCGCTCCTTCATCAGCAGCGCTTTGTAGCATACCCTTTCTAAAATATCTCATACTCTACGTTCCTAAAATTAAAATGAAAAGCTGGAAGCACCGAAGCCGCCAGGTGTTACCCTGTTACCCAGAAGAACTTTAGCTGCTTCTGTGCCGGCTTGTTTCTGTAAGGACCCAGCAGCATTACCAGCACTTACACTAGCTTGCTGTAAAGTATTACCTGCAGAAGTAGCATTACCGCCTATTGCTTGTCCGGCCTGTAGTCCTACGTTTGTTCCAGAAAGTAGGTTACCTAAATAGTTTTGATAACCTGTATTAGCGTAATCTGCCGAGTATTTAGCTAATGCTTTCTGCATAGCCCCACTGCCTAAATGACCTGCGGCGGCTGCTTTCGAGGCAATCGATTGCTGTCCTGCTTGAAGCATTGCTTGATACCCTGGCGAGCTTTGGAATTTATCTAGTATTGATTGGGCAGTTCCTGATTGAGGTAATAGTGCAGACGATTGTGCCTGTGTATTTCCCTGCCTAAATGCGGCAGCTGTTGGTATTTGACTTGTAGGGTCCATTCCATCGCCTGTGTAACTGTATCCCATTGCTCTTAAATGCTGAGCAAAATTCTCAGGACTTCTTTCTCCTTTTAGTACTTGGTCCTGCATAATGCTGAAATTGTCACTGTCTACCATAGGGTCCCTTAGAGTACCAATCGATGGAGGAGGAGCCCAGTTTTGTTGTCTTAAACCGCTTGGCAACATGTCGACCCCATAATATGCCGCATCTTTACCATCAAGACTCAATCCATTCTCTAAAGCGAATCTTCCCATATCACGTGGGTCTTGTTTAGGAGTACCTCCGCCAACAGGAACTAAAATCTCCCCTCCTCCTTGTCTGTATGAAGAATACGGATTAGACTGTCCTGAGG